TGTTTCAATTGGAAGAAGATCACCTAAATTTCTTCCATAGTTTGGATTGTTTAATGTTTGTCTTTTGTCATAATTAGAAGAAAATTCATTTCCTTGACCTCTTAAAACAGATTCTTTACAAGAAAATAAATCAACTAATCTTTGTAAATCAGAAGGAAATGGAAAATTATAATCCTGTAATACTACACCTATAGTTTCCTCCATGCTTTTCAATTGTGCCAATCCGCATGCATCAGGATCTACGTTATTGATTGTAAAATTTGCTATTTTTTCATATATTCTTTTTCCAAGAATATTCAAAGGAGAATTAGAATCTCCTACAATCTGTCCAAGAAAATTATTGAAAAATACTGGACTATTTTGTAGTGATTCTTGTAAAATATATGATTTTATATTTCCAATCATATCAAAATCTTCATTAATTTTAGCAATTCCATATTTTCCACTTAATGGATAAATGTTAAAAGAATTACTCTGACCAGTGATAGTTCTTGTTCTTGTATTGAAATAATATTTGTTAATCCATCGCATGCCAGTCCAATCACCATATGCACGAAGATTGTTAGGATTTATATCTTGTGTGTCGATTTGACTTACATTCTGAATGTTTGAGGTAGGAGTAAAAGGATTTTCCAAAGGGTACAAATATATCTTTTTATCAAATCCATTAACTGCCCACAGATTGTTTTCAGTATCGCAAGCCAGGGCATCGATGCTTTGATATTCATTGGTAAGATTTGTTCCAAGTCCAATTTGGAATGATGTTATATCATTATAGGTTTTTAACCTTAAAATACTTTCTCTATTATAAAGAGCATAAACATACTGATCTTTATCCACAGCAAGCGGACCGAAACTGCTATAACCACTCAAAGGAAATCCAGTTTCTAACGATGTAGTTTCTGAATCATATTTGTATATGAAATCATTTCTATCCAAAACACTTGAAAATGGTTTCATGTATGTTGAAACTGTCAAATATACTTTATTGTTTCTGTCAATAATCAATTGTTGTGGACTATATAACGTCGGGTATTCTTTTGCTTCTAGAAATACTCCATTTGAATCAAACTTAACAAGATAACCTTTGAAAGGGTTTGAATAGCTAACCCATATGTTATTGTTTAAATCAGTTTCTACACAAGAAGGTAACATGGTGGACTCCGTAGCATACATACCGCTAAGAGGTGAGAAGCTGTAATCCAAAAATACTTCCATAGGAATACCTGAAATTGTTGCTAATGGAGATCCTCCAAATGTGTGCAAAATTGAAAAATCAACATCAGGATATGTTGGATATGCTGATTTTATAATATATCCGGTATCTTTATCTATTTTTAAGCAGGAACCTGCTGTATATAGTGTAACCCACGCATTTGCATCTCCATCCAAAGCAATTGAAGATGGTGTGGCACCTGAAAGAGGTCCAGTTAAGTTCATATAAGCAACGCCAGAACCCGTTAAAACAGGAGCATTCGAAAGATTTATGTTGAATATAACAGATCCGTCTTTTGTAAGTTTATAAATTATATCTCGGTCTGCATCTGCAAACCAAACGGAATCATCTTCAAACGGACTGACAGCAATTGAAAAAGGATTTTTTAGAATTCCAGAAAAAATGGTAGGAGAATTTAATGATGATGATAAAATCATGGACAAGGTCGGCCCACATGCATTATATATTTTCGATTTTCCATATCTGAACAATTTAGATGCAACAGCATCACCGGAAGGAATCGAATAAGAATAATAATCCAGTCCCTGACCCAACCATGCATAAGGTGAATCTTTAAAATAGTATGGGTTATCGAAAATTCTAACAGATGCTGTAAGGGCTACATTTTCAAGAGAATTATCACTTACAAAATATCCAGCATAAAATCCTCCAGTTCGTGTAACATTTTTTATATTTGTATTTGGATAAAAATGAATATTTGAAATAACTTTTTGTGTTGATAAAGAAATAAGATCACAGGTAATATCAAAAAAATTATTTGTTCTGTTAAAATTAAGTTTAGGATAGTGTTTTGTAGAATAATTAAATGAATCTTTTAATTTTATAAAGAAAGAAATTGGATAATTTTGCCATTTTATTGGATTTATAATAAATGAATCATCTTGATTTCCCTCTCCATCAATCCCATTAGAAGAAAATTTTAATGAAGTAGCAGCGTTATAACGTATCTTTACAGGTATTTCTAATGATGAAAAATTTTCAATAGGTAAATTAATAAAATCTTTTTGAGTCTCATTCAAAACATTATTTTTTGTGGGAAACTTTGATATGTCTAATTGAGTGAATAGTATTACAGGTTGTTCTGAAGTTAAATTTTTTGGTTTTTGATCGACATAATTCACAATTGCAATTCCACTAGTTCCGGCCAACACTGAACCATCAACCGCAATCGAACTTTCAACTAAAGATCCATTTGATAAAGAAACGTAAATCGGTTCAATTGTTGTTTTTGCAGAGCTTAAGATTTCAAAACGATTGTTTTCTTTTTTTACAAAAAAGAAATAAGATTGAAGATGCGCCCAAGGATCTTTTGAATATTCATCTAAATCCAAATAATCTGAATTGCTTCCACTTGCATAAAAATAAAGTGTATAACCATCTGCTGAAAGGGCAGGATATGACTGCCAAGAATTGAATCTTGATATGATAATGTCATCTGTTGGTTGTCCAGAAGGATATGATGCGATTTGATCATCTCCTAAATAGGATGTTTTTATAAAATTACCAATATAGTTATATGCTGAAACCTTAAATGTTTGGCATGCTTGTATTGAATCGCCTGCGCTTGTATATGCAAAAAAAGAAACATCATATATTCCGGGCCACTTATATGCGTGTTTTGTTGATAGAGATTCAGAATATGAACCGTCCCCAAAATTCCATAATCCTCTTCTATCGCTTAAAAAGGTGCTACTAGATGATAATGTCGCAATAAAAGTCAGGGGTGTTATATCCAATGTGTAGGTTGAAGCAACCTGAGTATTGGTATAATTTGTGACAGATAAATTTACGTATGTACATGCCATTTTTAAATTGTTTCGGATATTATTTCAATTCTTTGTAAGAAGTTTTCTTTATCATAAAGATAAGGAAATTGAAAATAAGCGAGATTATAATTTTGGGTTGTTACAATGATATCTTCTTTGTCGTAAACTGGATTCCAAATCAAAACACTTAAACCATCTGTTGTAAGAATTCTTCCGTCTTCTGTAGTTCTTTGAGTATAAAAGCTTTTAACACCTTTTGTTTCACCTATCGAATTGTTAAGTTCCGTTAAACTTATGTTTTGACCCAATACACAATTTTTTGAATCAAAATAATTTTCAAAAATTCTAATGATAGAACCTTTAATTTCATCATCATTGATTCTAGAATCTGCTCTTTTTACTATAACAATTTTTGTTTGTTGATAAATATCTTTATCTAATGTTTCAATTGGTAACGAAATTCCAAGATTAAATGCCATATAAACAGGATCCATATAAATAACTTCAGAGGTTGTTAATTTTATGCTGTCTACAAAACTATCAATATATTGTTTTTGAGAATCTGTTGTGAAATTATTGTTAACTTTAATAGAATTGGCTTCGTATATGCGGGGAACAAGATAAACATATATATTGTTAAAATTGCATGTATCGGCAAATGTTATCTGATTTGCTAAAAGACGGCTTTCCAATGAAGGTGCTTTCAAACCTATTTCATACAGATACTTTATGTGTGTATTCAAATAATCCTGATTATTCACAACCTGAATATCTTGAATAATATTTCTGAAATTGGTAAAAATATAGCTTTTAAAATCTTCTGCAGTGATAAGACGATATTGACGTTTAAATGTGTTCGGTGCGTTCTTTCGGATATCATTTACTGTTTCAGGATCTCCGAAAATAGTGGAAGGTTTGTCGTTAGTGAAGCTTAACAATTGAATCTGTGAGGGGCTTAAATATGCAAGATTATCACTCTTGGTATCATTCACAACAGCAGAATAATTGGTGCTAGAGAAAAGGAATAGACTGTTACCATCCAAAATATTTGGACTTATTTGACCTGATGTTCCATCACTTCTTAGATAATAAATTAAAACTTGATCACTAGGATTTAATTGTCTTCCGGTAATATTATTTCCGAATTTAACTTCATAGCGACCATTTTCATTGAATCTCAATTCATAAACAGAATCTTGATTATTGCTTAAAAATAAATTAGGAACACGATTCCACATGGTCCATACTGAAGTTCTATTGTCTTTGACATACACATCAAAAGCAAAATTATCCACAAATGGAGAATTGCCGTTTTGATCTTTTAAAACAAGTCTAACAACTTCAAATGCTTCTCCTGTGGCAAAATAAATTGGATATTCAACAAATGATCCTTGATACAAAAGATTGTTATTGCTCAACTGATCCAAGGAAACAGTACCAGACAATGATTTTGTAAATGTTATATCCTCTTTGAAAGAATAGTTAATTCCATTAACAATAAAATACGAGTAACGAGGTATGGTATATGTGCCTACAGGAAGCTGCTGGTTTGCGATAGAATTAAATGAAAGAACACAAGTTTGATATCCTAATGGCTTATAATCAATCAATTTAACAATTCTATTCATGTTTTCAAAAATTTGAGATTGGGTGAACATGCTTTCAGAAGATGTTTGATTCAAATAAAACAAAAGAGTGTGATAGCTATAAGCAATAACATCCAATAAACTATTGAAATTGCTTCCTTCAAATATTTGATCGGTGAATACACCTCCCCGATTCAATTGATCCAACATCAATGATTTTAAGCTTTGGGCATCAAAAGCAACATATGCATTTTGATTCAAAGGAAAATCTGTTTTGCTAATTTCGTTTGACATATATTTTATATAAAGTAATATCCACTATCCTTAAGTACTCCTTTAAGAGAAACACTGTCTAGATTTAGTGAGGGTACTGAAATTCGCAAATTTATATCATATTGGCTTTCGTCGAAATTAACAATCACACTTATATTTAAAATGGAGACCCTAGGTTCGAATATTTTTACACCTTGCAGAATAGTTTGGGCCATTAAACGTGCATTATTTTCAGTTAAATTTGTAAAAACATATTGCATTAAATTCAATCCATACGGAGGATTCAGAATTTTTTGACCTGGAAGAGTTGTGAAAAGATTAAACAAGCTATTTTTTATGGCTTCCAAGTCATAATCAGGTTTTAAGTCTTTGATTTCACGTATGTTACGTAATTGAAGACCTTGGGTATAATTTTTTTCTAAATCTAGTTGAATATCTTTATAGATATGGTCACTAACAAGTTTACCTCTTTTTAAAAATTCAAGACTAGGAGTTGCCATATTTTTAAAATATTTATTATAAAAGTTTGTTTTTCAGGGTAAATAATCTAAATGAGAAAATTTACAAGCTTATATGAATCTTTTATTAGCAGATATACACGGGGTGGTTTTTTGACTGGAGATATTGTCAAATTAAAAGATAATGCATTAAAGAGTGATTGGTTTAAAAAACAAGGATCTGCCATTCTTGAAAAAGCAAAACAGTTCGCTGAAAGTGGTCTTTTAATGAGAATAAGTGCTGTAAAAACGAACCGCCCAAGCACTCAACCAGGATTTGTTGAAGCAAACAATGCTGATGATTTTTATTGTGATATTACCCTGGAACTGGCCCCGGGGTGTTATAAAGATTTTATAACCTTGCCTGCTGATATTCTTGAGTATAAGGATTATTATCCAAATCTACCCGAAGTTCCAGAGGGGTTAAAGAGACCCAATAATAGCAATATCAAACCAAAAGAAATTGAAGAAGAAAAAAGCAACGACCCTCAATATGCAAATCCTGCTTATCAAACTTCAAATACTGATCGTGGTAATGGAAAGAATACTGCTTCTGAAGTTGAGTTAAAGAACACCAATATCAAGATACCTTCCAGTCCAGCTGAAGGTAACAAGAATCCTAGCGTGGCTTCTTATACCTACGCTTATCTTCCTAAGTCTTAATTATATCCTGTAATTTACACATACAGGAACTGAAATTAATTTCCTGATCAGAGGTATTTTTGCTACGATAAATTGCTTCTGACAATTCCACAAAGCATTTTTTTATCTTTTCTATACCTATATCTGAATAGAAAATAATTTCACACATTTTTCTTAAAACGGAATAATAATTAGAATCAAAATTCTTTTCATTTTCAATTATATATTTTCTTAGTTCAACAAAATCACTGGATTTGATTTTGTTTAAAAGATTAGCTGAAAACGAATCAACATTTTCAATACTATCGTTTAAATTGATGGAAAGATCTAATGAAGTTTGAAGTTCAAATATTATTTTGCGTATATCTGGATAAAATGTTTTAACTTTTTTGGAAATTATATTTTTATTTTCTTCGTTTAAAGCTATCTTTTCATTTTTTAATATAAAGACACATCTTTCCACACACTTTTTGATAGGAGGATTTGTTATGTTTATTTCATAAACCCGACTGCGTATTGGTTCGATAATACGATTAATGTCATTACATGTAAAAATAAAACGGTTTGTTTCTGAATATTCTTCCAGCATATTTCGCAATGCCCGCATAGCATCTGGTGTAAAACCATCAAACTCATCAAGAATAACTACCTGGATGCTTCCGTTACTTGGCATAAGCTGAACAAAATTTTTGATTTCATCTCGAACAGTATCTATACCTCGTGTATCGGATGCATTGATATAAAGATGGTCACAATCAAGTTCTTTAACTATGATTTTTGCAAGTGATGTTTTACCCATTCCTTGTTTTCCGTGCAGCAAAAGGTGGGTAATAGTTTTTTTATCTAGACATTTTTTTACAAAGTCTTTTGTTTTTTCATCCAAAATAATATCATCCAAACATGCTGGACGATACTTTTCAACCCATAGATTGTTTGCAATAGTCATTTATTAACCTAAATATATATGATATGGATCAAAAAATAGAAGTCAAGAGTCTTTTAGACCAATTGCATGAAGTACAGGCATTGGCTAGTCCTGCAGTGGTTGAAGATAAAAAACTTAAAAAGGAAGAAGTTGAAGAATTTGTTATACAACAATCTGCAAGATTAATACGGGAAACAAATAATCTCATATTGGCCATGAAGGACTATATATCCCACAGCCCAGAAAGCAAAGAAATAGTAGCTTTTTCTGAATTGGTTAAAGCAAGTACTTCTGCTATAGATACTTTAAATAAAATAAATCTGGCGGAACAGAAAAATAAAACAGCCAAAGAGATTAAAATCATGGATATCGAATCCAAAAAAGAACTTAAAAATACAGAATCAGAACATCGGGTTACGTTTACTCGGGAAGATATTCTGAAGAAACTTATGGAATCTTCTGTGTCTATAGAATCTGTTACAATAGATTCAAATATTAAGAAATCGGAGTAACATCTAAAGCTCTTTGATTGGTAAACGAAGTTAAAATATCAGTTGCTCTTGATCTCAATTGTGTTTGATATTGAGGATTACCTTCAATTAGAGTTGTAATAACTGTGGGCGGAACCACCTGAATATTACTTTGAGGATCTGATGCATTATAAGATGCATAAAATTCTAGAACTCTATAAAAGTCTTTATATTCCTGGCGTATTTTTTGAGTTAAATTATTAACTGCATTCATCATTCTTTCATAATGATTATAATCTGGAATTAAATTTTGGCCGTGTGCAAGAGTGTTGTTCGATATTTTTTCTTGTATATTAAAACAAGAATACCGAAACAAAGTGTTTGTAGACTTTGACAAGGATGCATTAACAACTTTTGCATTTGGACTGACTTTACTATCTAATGTGGATCCATACAAAACTGGAGTGGGTAGGTTTTTAATATCACGATCTGAAAGCAACTCTGTAGAAGAATCTGCGTAATTGGTCATTCTTGTTAGTAAACCTACGCAATCAGAAGTATTTCTGAAATAAACACCATTTCCACCAATTTCAAATTTTAATTTATCCTGTACTTCGGTCAAAGATGTTTTGTATTGATCCAACCAAAAAACCACAAAATCAGTTTTTAATTTTGCAAAACCTTCTTTTTCCAGATTTTTAAAAAAATTAGTTTTTGAGGTAATTGGATCATTTGCCATATATGTTTTTTGCCAATTGATTGAAACATCCAATTCATTTTGAAAATTTCCAATAACATCAAGATAATTTGATGCTGATTTGTAAAAATCCTTTTTAAAGAAAAGATTTAAAGAAACCATTTCTGGATCTATGGTTTTTATATTGTTCATAATCCTTCTTTTGTTAACTTGAGATCATTAAAATTGTAGGTTTTGATTGCAAGTATTTCCGTGTCATAGGTAGTATCAGTGAAAAGGTGATTGCATTTAACTATCAGATATATTCCCAGATACTTATCGTCAAAAGGATTGTTAGGAACGGGATTGTTTCTTTGGATGTTGATAAATTTAGCGGCTTGACGAATGGTATTTCCTTTTGTTTTAAATTTTATGCAATTGTTTAAAAACAAAGAAGACTTTAAAATTTGGTTTCTTCCAAATGAAAATCTTTGATTTTGACTTTCGCTACTTACAGAAAAAATATTTTTAATGTTCTTTTGTTGTTCTCTATATTTGTTTAAAGTTAAGTTACTTGCTGGTGATTTTCCGTTTTGTCCTTTCATGTTTTGGACATAATTTTGATAATATATCTCCTGCGCCTTTTCTATATTATTATTTGTAAAATCTATGCGAAATGTATGATCTGCGAAATTATGACTATGAACAAGGTGGGATATGATGTCATTTTGCGAATCCATTCCTGACATGGTGGTGAATTCATATCGATCAAGAATACTGGAATTGTTAAAAGTGACAAGATTATTTTGAAATTCAGGTATTCTTGTTTCAACGTCTTTAGGTGAGGAATTATCGCTGGGAAATGCCAAATAAAAGGTTTCTATCATGTCTGGACCACCCAACCCTGTAATGCCTTCATTTTGTAAAAATGATGAGGATTGATATGCCCTTTTGAAAAGATCACTATAACTAGTTAAACTCCATTCATCTGTATATCGTTGTATTCTTAAAAAACAATTATCATAATTAGATTCCACTGTGCTGACATGGTAATCCAAAAGATATTGCAAATCGTCTATGGCTTTTGATTGAGCAGGACTACTGTAAAAAAGTGAACTACCGCCTTCATCCCATATATCTGAAAATTTTATATTATAATTTTCATTCGGTGTAAATGTTTTTTTCAATAATTCTTTAATAGCTATTCCGGTTTGTGCGCCTCGATCTTGGTTGTTGAGCAGTATGATTTGATCATTTTTTATCAAATCTGAAGTTGAAAAATAAACCTGCTTTTCATTCATGATTTGATAGCTGATGTCGTGAAAATAAAGCTTTTTATATTTTAATTCAGGACTATCACCTAAAACATCTTCAGTATTATAAATTGAAAAAGCAAATTTTAAATTAAAAGTACGCTTATCCTGTTCATCAAAATTGCCTTGTAGTACTGATGTTCCTTTACCTTTAACATCAGGCATAATATCAATAAAAAGAAAATCTCGACAATCTCCCCTGAATCTATAACCCACAAAAGAATCATTTTTATTTTGTGAAAAATACTCATTTTTATCTGACCCTGGATTGGCAATTGCATTAATAGATTCCAAAACATCGAAACGATTTTCATAAATCAAATATCCCTCATGATAAAAATTACTGATCGTGTCTTCCAAAACCAAAGCTTTTATTGCGGATTGTTTAATCCGAACTACATCTCCGTCCGGATTAAAAAGAACAATATTATAATAATAAAGACCGTCATCATTTATTTTTACAACTTTATCAAAATGATCATCAATATTTGTAATCGTTGATGGAAGCATGCTCATAATGTAATAGTATTTTTAATATTGTTTAAAATTAAAGGAACAAATTCTTGTCGTATTATCTTAAGCTCTTTGCCTGGTTCTGCAAATTCTATAGGATTTTTTATATTATTTATTAAACAAATAAGCCACCATAAATCGATATTCTGATATTGTTCATAACTTATGGTTGTCCATGGTACTCGGCGGTTAACAATAACCACATAATAATAAGTTTTATCTATTTCTTCAGGTATGTTTATGGAGTTTAATATATTATAAAAATAATTATTATTACCGTCAAGATATAATTTAAAAATATTTTCATAACGAGAAGGTGATAATGATCCTAGTTTTGTTATGTCGTTCTGATATTTTCCTAGATCAATCATAAAATATTATCTTCCTTGTCCAGGGTTTGGTACGTTAGGTGTATTTGGGTTTTGAAATGGATTAGAAGTGGGTGAAAATAGTTGTCCGTTTTGTTGGCTTTTTATGTCTATGGAAGTATTTAAAGATGCAAAGTCAAAGTTTCTGCTATCACCAACCAATCCTTGAAAATCTATATCAATAAGATATCCATCAGGAATGATTGTAGTTATTGTTTTTGAGGATTGTCCCAAACCCGATTCATCAATGTAAGGAATATCCATTATTCGACGAGATCCTAAAAATTGAACTTCCAGTTTAGAAATATATGCAAAAGGCATATATTTTTGACCAGGTAGTTCCAATTCATAAATGACGGGAGGTTCGATCAAATCACGTGTAAACCTAGAAGGACGGTTTTGATAAATCATAAGAAACACAAATTGCCAATTTCTTATAACATCATCAAATGTTGCATGGCCTGTGTTGATTAAAGGAAATTTAACATTAAATGTTTCTCCATTACTTGGAAATTGGTAAAATTTAGGACGTTCAATAAAGGTTCCCGGTTCAAACATATTAATTGCACCGGCAGCTCCTTTTGTTGCTTCTGCCATTCCTTCCACAAGATCTGAAGCTCCTAATGATAAAGAACCTTGTCCTATACCTTGGTTTTCGTCTGAAAAATTATTAGAGATTCCGGTATGGCGATCTTGAAAATATGGAAATTTATAATTCCATCCTGTAGGTTCTGTGATATATATTCCATTATATACTTTCAATACTTGATCTGAAGAATTTAATATACTAGAATTTCCTGCTGTTTGTAAAAAATTTGTTTGATCTTTTTGAGCATTAGATAGTGTACCTCCTAATTTAGAAAAAAGATTTTCAAAATTACCCAAACTGTTTTGCAATTTTTTTGTTATATCATCTAAAAAGTTTATTCCGAAATTTTGGGCAACATTTTGACCGGCATTAACTGCTCTGCTTAAAATACCACCTTGAAATCCAACTGTGGCAGCACTATAAAATGCTTGAGCAACCAAAGCATTTGTCATTAATCGTTTCTCAGAAAGATATAAAACTGGAACTTCTTCTCGTTTTCCGAAAGGAGTATGTGTCCAATAAAGATCATTTATAACATCTACCATTCCTGTATTTGAATTAATACCAAGACTACGTATGGGATTTACTTTGCTTCCATCTTTAGGTGAAGTTGAAGACCCTATAGATGAAAATTTAGCAGGAACCAAGATGGGTGGAGCACTTGAACCTTGTGAAATATTATCAGAAGTGTTCTTTGTAAATTTCCAAATATTTCCTATTAGATCAGGCATAAAATATTATTCTCTGAATGAGCTTCTGAAACTATTTATTGTGGAGGGTTGAAGGAATGAATTAACAGAACTGTTTCTCACATTATTAACAACCATGGCTCTACTTGATGTTAGTTGTGCAACAAGTTGTTCCATTTTCTTGTTTAATTCTTTTATTTCACGCAATTGATCAACTGCTATCTTTGAATTTACAGATGAATTTTTGTTTAAATTTTCCATTCCTGTTTTAACATCTCCGAAACCTTCAGGTGAAGATGATTTCTTTTCCATGGAGAATAATTTGCTGGTTTCATTTAGTCGATTTATTTCAGGAACCTGAAACATGGATTGTGTTTGAAAATCTTGGTTTTCTGGTGATTGAAAATCTTGGTTTTCTGGTGATTGAAACGATTGTATGAATTGACTTGGTTGTTCTTCTGACATTTCAAAAGGATTTTGTACTAAAGGTATTTTTTCTTTTTTATTTTCTACATACGTCTCTTGTTTATCTTCCGTATTTTCAAAAAGTTTTCCAATTAACGGAATATTTTTGGCTTTGTCTTTTATAAAATTGAAAATTTTTGATAGCAGATCACCTATAAAACCGAAAATGCTATCGAATTTATCTTTTACGAAAGTAAAAAAGTTTTTAATTTTACCGAAAGTGTCGCCAAAGAAACTTTTAATATTTTCTGAATTATTAATTAACATTCCTATTGGGGTATAATTGAAAAATTGTTTAATACTATTAAGAATACCATCTATACTAAAATTACTAAAAGCTTCCTTAATATAATCGATACTTTCTAAAAGCATTCCTACTGGAGTGTACTTGAAGAAGGTTTTGATACCATTAATAACAGAATCCAAACTAAAATTACTAAAAGCTTCCTTAATATAATCGATACTTTCTAAAAGCATTCCTACTGGAGTGTACTTGAAGAAGGTTTTGATACCATTAA